ACGTACGCCGCCGTGCTGACGTTGCCGTCGGTCGGGTATAGGCGCCGGTCGCCGCCCTTTGATTTGACCGGCTTGTGCTTGCCGGTGAGTTTGAGAATGTCACTTAGAAACGTGTGCCGGTCGTCGCGCACGACATACCGGGCGCGGTTGAGGGTAATGGTTTTCATTGTGTGTTCTCCAAAAAATACTCGGGGTGACGGCCAGTGATTTTGATATGTTCCTGCTGCCAAGCGCGGTCGATAAATTCTAGAACTGCTTTGGCGCGCGCCGATTTGTAGATGTACCGTTTCTGATCGTGCCAGATATCGACAGTCCCGCGCTGGTGCGCGTCGGTGTAACCGGGCGCGCCCGCCCGGTAGGTGATAATGTGTCTCATGCTTCCTCCACCGAGAAATATTGAGCAATAGTGTCAGCGTCAATGCCCGAGTCCTCGCACCACGCCAGGGCTTCGGTCGGGGTCATGGCCTGTATGCCGTGGCCGCCGGACATACCGTTGCTGCCGCATGGCCGCGACCACCGGCTGTAGGCGCCGCCCGTGCCCTGCACGAAAAAGGCGCCTTTGGGGGTGCGGTACAGGTCGGTGTCCTCAAAATGAAAATCACCAAAATTCGCGTACTGGTGATTACCGATCCACACGGCCGTGTCGGTGTTGTAAATTTTGCCGTTGATGATGCGTTTCATAAAATGTACTCCAGGTTATTGGCATGAGTGCCCGTCAGGCGCCGCCCGGGCGCCTGACAGTCCATCACGCGACTAGCACGTCAAAATAGGCCAGCATCGCGGCCAGTAGCGCGGCCAGCATGAGCAGCGCCAGCCCGGCCACGGCCAGCCGGGCCGTCATGCCGTCGCCCCGTGCCGTTCGGCGATATCGCCCCAGCAGCCGATCCGATATGACGAGCCGTAGCGCACCAGCGTCGGCGTGTAAGTGTCGCCAGCGTTGAGGTACAGGCACTCGCCGCGCCGAGTAGTGAACCCCTCGACGCCGTGAAACCCGCCGAGCGCGTTTAAACACTCCATGCGGATATCTTGCGTTGTTGGCGGGTGATAACACTCGGCCAGCCGCGCAGCGCCTACGGGCGTTCGCAGTAGCTGGTCGCGTGACATTTTCAACAGTGTTTTGGCCTGGGCGGCGTCGGCGCCAAATAGCTGGCGCAGTGCGCGGGTTGATGGTGAGCGTAAAGGCATGATAATCCCCTTAAAAACTTGAAGCGTAGACAATCAGACCAGCAGACGTGAGGCCGACCACTGAGGTGCGATCCTCAAGGTATTGCACGGCGACCGGGATAGCATCCTCTTTTTCGTCGTCGTTCAATTCGACGCCGTGGCTCTCAAGTATCTCTACTGGCGTCGATTCGGCATAGTCGCAACATAGGCCGATAACGTCGAGTTCGTAGTCGGGATGCACGTCTTCCAAATAGTCGAACAGCAGGCCAAGCGCCTCGTAGCTGAATTGGTCTTGACGCCCGGCGGCGCGGAAGGCGTCGCGGAACTGGCTGGCGTGGTTGATAGTCTGTTTCATATTGTGTACTCTATTGAATGATGCGGATCGCATCGCATAGCGGCCAGCGCGGCCGCTATACGCTGAGATCAGTAGCCGAACATGAAGGCAGGCAGGGACTGCTTGCGGATCAGGCTTTTGCGGGTTGCAGGATGCATTGTGGCAACCCGCTCCCATTGTTGAGCGGCTTCGGCCGCCACGTCAGCATCTAGCATGGCGGCTTGCGTCAAACTATCATTGCCGCCAAAGGTAACAACGTACAAGGCAACAGTTGCTTGGGCAACAGTTGCTGCGTGACGTGCTGTTGCGGCTTTGTTGAGTGCTTCGGATTTTGTCATTTGGTGTGCCTTTACTGTAGTGGACTAAGAGAATTCGACCCTCTCACTATATAAGCATAAGAGAATCGTGCCAGCACTTGGGCGCGTGCGCTAAGTGCTTGATACGTAACACTATTTACTACGTAGGTGTTTACCCTTAGTGCTTTGTGGGTGATGTGGGCGATTGTGTGGGTGATGGCGCAGGTGTGATCTTGCCCTCTGAAAAACCCCTCTTGTGTGTCATGTGTGTCATATATTTGTATAGGTCTATGAAAATATATATACTGTATATAATAACAGTATGAATAGTGTATGACTTCCACGTTTGCGGCGCGACTTCAAATCGAAAATGATGGCACACATGACCCACATCACCCACACGCATGGAAGTGTGTGCCATGTGTGCCATACAGCCATGATGACACACATGGCACACGCTGCCGTGTGCTGGCTGGCCGTGCTGGCCGTGTGCTGGCTGGCTGGCTAGCCGTGTGCTGGCTGGCTGGCTAGCCGTGTGCTGGCTGGCTAGCCGTGTGCTGGCTGGCCGTGTGCTGGCACACACGACACACGGCGTAGTTAGCGCCCACTACCCTGGCTAGTTAGTTAGTGCTTACAAACCTGGGGGTGGGGGTGGCAGGGCCGAGCGGTTAGGGCCACAGCTACGGAGCGTCAGCGAACAATTTTTTTGCTGTTAATTTTTATTTTTATGGTATAAAACGGAACATGATGTCACTGCCGTTATCTATTAGGACGCTCAAGGCGACTGAGTCGCGTTTGCAATCGGTGTACGAAGCGGCCCGGTTAGGCTTGCATGGCGAGACACTGGCGCTTGCAGCCGGTATGCTGCCGCAAGAGTACCTGACGCTGTGCAACTTTGACCCGGTTGTCGGCATGGCTGCGCTCAAGGGCAAAGCCGACGGCGAACGCGAGATGGCCGAGATACTGCACAACGCAGCGCGCAACGGGGACGCCAAAGCCGCGCTAGAGATACTGAAGCATCAACACGGCTGGGTTGCCAAGCAGGCTATATCGGTCGAAGTCAACCAGCGCATCTCCATCACCCAGGCACTAGAACAAGCAGAGATGCGCGTTATAAATGCAATCGACTATCTACCAACCTGAAGACGAGCAGGAACTCATGGCAAGGCTATGGGTTCCATCGCTCAAAGATAACCCACTGGCGTTTGTTCTGTATTTGTTTCCCTGGGGTCAGAAAGGTACGCCGCTGGAGCATTTCTCTGGCCCAAGAAAGTGGCAGCGGGATGTGTTGAATGATATTGCTACGCATATTAAGAATAATAAGGGTATGGTGGACTTTGCCGTACTCCAAGAAGCAGTATCAAGCGGTCGGGGTATTGGTAAGTCGGCGTTAGTATCTTGGCTGACTATATGGATGTTGTCCACTAGGATTGGCTCAACAACCATCATATCGGCGAACAGTGAGAACCAGCTACGCTCAATTACCTGGGCTGAGATTACCAAGTGGTTGGCAATGTCTATTAACAGTCACTGGTTTGAAGTCTCAGCTACGCGAGTGACGCCTGCAAAGTGGTTGACTGAGTTGGTGGAACGGGATTTGAAGAAGGGAACCCGGTATTGGGGCGTAGAGGGTCGGCTTTGGAGTGCAGAGAACCCTGATGCTTATGCTGGCGTACACAATTTTGATGGTGTGCTGGTGATTTTTGATGAGGCCAGTGGTATTGATGATTCGATCTGGGCGGTGACGGGTGGATTCTTCACAGAAAACACGCCGAATCGCTTTTGGTTGGCGTTTAGCAACCCACGGCGCAACACGGGGTATTTTTATGAGACTTTTCACTCAAAGCGGGACTTTTGGGTGACTAAGGTGGTGGATGCAAGGACGGTGGAGGGTACGGACAAACAAGTTTATGAGCGGATTATTCAAGAATACGGGCCGGACAGTGCCCAGGCGCACGTTGAGGTGTATGGTGAGTTTCCGAGTGCGGGGGATGACCAGTTTATTCCATCAAATACGGTCGATGAGGCCATGAAAAGGCCAAAGTACAAGGACAATTCAGCGCCAATCATCATTGGTGTAGACCCGGCGCGGTTTGGGGCTGATGCTACGGTGATTGCGGTGCGGCAGGGGCGGGATATTGTGGCGATTAAAAAGTACCGGGGTGATGATACGATGACGGTGGTGGGGCATATCATTGAGGCGATGGAGGAATACAAGCCTGCAATGGTGGTGATTGATGAAGGTGGGTTGGGGGCGGGGATTGTGGATAGGCTCAAGGAGCAGCGGTACAAGATAAAAGGTGTAAACTTTGGGAATAAGGCCAAAAACCCGATCATGTACGGTAATATGAGGGCGCAGATGTGGGGTGACATGAAGGACTGGCTCAAATCTGCTAGTATTCCGCAGGATAGGTTTTTAAAGACTGACCTTATTAGCCCCCTAATGAAGCCTGACTCACGGGGTACGATCTTCTTG